TGCGCATCGTGTCCCCGGTATAAACGAGAAAAGACCCCACGACGGGGGCCTTGCTCGTAAATCTCTTTTTTCAGGGATTTTTGGCTCCGGCGGTAGGGATCGAACCTACGACCAATTGATTAACAGTTGTCAATATATAGTGGCAATTCAACACGTTAATACTATGGGTTGCGGACAGTCGCAACATGCGGCTGCCACGCACTGCATGTGGTTAGCGCTTGATCAGGCGCAGGTTGTTGAAGGTGACGACGGCATAGGCGACCGACAGGATGACCAGCCAAATCAGGCTGTCGATGCGCCAAAGAAATATTGCCAACGCAACGACTGCGCCCTTGGTGACGATCAGCGCCGGGATCACGCCGATCCTCTTCATGATGCGGGCCATAAGGGGATTGGCCTCGACCGCGCGCCTGGTGCGCAGGGCAAAGGCGGTGGTGGCGAAGTCCAGCAATTGCAGCGCGATCACGGAAATCAGCAGCAGATCGATCATTCGTCATTCATCCTGGTCAGGGCGAGTATTGCTACGATGGGGGTGGCGTCACTCTCAGAGCGTAATCCCGCACTTACCGGCCGCCCAGGCTTCGGCGTTCGCCAATTCCCCAGCAGTCAAGCTCCGGTAGATAACGATCATCGCGTAGAGCCGTCCTTTGAAAAACCTGGACGTGCCCCCTCTGGAGCCGAGAAACACCGTCCCGCCGTTGTAATCTCCCGTTCCCTGATCGTTAGCGTTGGTTCCGAGCTGCACGCCATTTCGACGGATCAGACAGGTGTCAGCGCTGATATCACCAATCCCTGTCACAACGTAGTTGACGCCGACAGAGGACGATCCTGCACGGGCGAGAGCGTTGGCTCCGGTGCCCTTGCTGTTGAACCCTATATTGTCGCTGGCTGCGTCGGCTGTTGCGGCAAGAGCAAAAGTGCCGTTGTTCCCTGTCGGGTTTGACGTGATCCCGAGAACATCCTCCACGACAGCGTTCTGTTCACGCCGCATGGCTGCCACGACGGTTACGGCATCTCCAGCCGACGCCGCACTGCCAAGCATGTAGTCATCAACGCCGTCGAATTGCAGATACGGCAGTGACCCGTCCAACTGGTACGTAGGGGTCAGGCCACCGCCCCCACGGTTAAAGGTGACCGACCGTACGAACGTGGTAATACTAGAAACGCCCGCCCCCGGCGTCGTCGTGGACAGTGTATCTCGTGTCGGATCGAGAACAAAACCAGCTTCTCCCGCGGAGAACAGCGACGCAGGATCGAACGCCGGTGGCGGCGAACCGCCGCCTGCGCCCCGAAATGCCGCCGCCCCAAGTGTGATGCCAAGCCCCAGCATCATATCCAGCCCGTCAGACCGGTCGCCGTGGTGCCGGTGGCGCGCACGCGGGCGGCCCACAGGACATAGGTGCCGGCGGGCAGGGCGCCGGTGGTATGGATTGTGCCCAGTGGCCATTCATAGGACAGCACGCCGGCCGTGCCGATCGTGATCGCGCGCACCGGGCTGGACAGCGCCGTCGCATCGGACGGCGTGATCGCAATGGCCCCCTGCGCCGGGGCGCCCAGGGATTGCGGCAGGTTATTGAACTTGGGCGGCATTGCCTGTCTCCATGGTTCGGGCCAGCGCGTCATGCCGGCTGGCGCAGTTGCGAAGGGCCGATCGATCCCGGCCCCACATGATTTCGACCTCGGCGCCGGTCAGATCCCGCGATGGCAGATCCAGCGGCGCCGGGCAGCGCACAAGCAGCGATGCCGCCGGCGCCACCCTCGGCGCGTCATCGGCGGCGCAGCCGGTCAACGCGGCTGCGAGGCAGGCCGCCCGCATCATCCGTGTCGGCATAGGCTTGATCCTCCAGCTCTTGCGCGAGGGCATTGCGTTCGGCCTCGATCGCCAGCCGCTCGGCCTCGATCCGGCTGGCGATCTCGGCATTGCGGATCGCCTGGGCCATGGCCTGCGCCGTGGCGGCCTTTGCGGCCAGCGCAGCCTGCTCATTGCCGCGATACCAGCCTGCGCTGTAGGCCAGCGCCAGGGCCGCCAGCGCGGCAAGGGCAAGCCAGCCCTTCACCTGCGCACCTGTGCCAGCACCTCGGCCGCCGACAGCGTGCGGATCGGCTTCCAGATCACACTGCCGGTGCGGCTGACCTGCCAGACAGAGGCGCGGCCGGTGGGGTAAATCCCGCGCGCAAACAGATCTCGCTCGGCCTGCCTGCGCGCGGTGACTTCCCTGGGCTTCGTCCAGTTCATGAACTGCGCGGCCGCAAGGGACAGGTTCCCTGTGTTCAGGGTCTTGACCAGCGTGGCCCGCGCGATGGCGCCTGTGTTGAAGTGAAAGCTGACCAGCGCATCAAACTGATGCTGCGCGATCGGGATCTTCACGGCCGCGTTCACGGCCGCCTCGTACCTGGGCAGATCCCGCGCCAGCACGCTGAACACCTGTCGCAGCTCGGCGTCCAGATCGGCCGGCATGCCACGGGGCAGGGTGATCGGGTCGGGTGTTCCGGCCTCGGCCGTGTGACCGATGCCATATGTCCATACGCCGTTACTGTCGCGGTACGGACCAGGCACGATGCCTTCATGCAGGACCAGCGCCACAGTGCCCTGTGGGGACATCTTCAGATCAGCCACTGGATCAGCACTCCGATTGCAAGGATGATCAGGCCGCCCACCAGGGCGACCAGCATGCGGTATTTGAAATCGCACCAGGGCGATCGCGACGGCCTGCGAAGGGATCGGATGTCAAACATCTCTGTCTCCATCGGCGGGCAACCGACCGGCGCGGATGCGCGTCAGGACAACTTCCATGATGGCAGGGCCAAAGATGCCGGTCATATAGGCCATGGCCCCGCCTGTTCCGAATGCCGGGATGGCGGTCACTGGCAGATCCAGCCAGTGCGCCAGCAGTGCGCCCAAGGTTGTGCCGCCCCCGGCAGCGGCAAGGGCGCCCAAGATGATCTGGCGCAGGGCAGCACGGACCTTGCCGTTGCCGTCATCGATCAGCAGGGCAGAGGTCAGGCCACCTGCGCCGCCCCACATGGCGGCGACGATGATGGCGTTTGCGATGATCGATCGGCCGACTTCGGCCAGGATGCTGGGTTCGTCGTTCATTTATACGCTCTGCACGATCAGTGTGGCATGGGCTTGCCGCCCGGCAGGGTCGGTCACCAGTGTGTTGTCGCGGTACAGCCCACCGAGGACGCCGTAGGGCGACATGATCGCCCCGGTGCCGCCCGAGTTGTGGACTGCGATCACCTGTCCGTCGGCGCGTACCTGTATCTGCAGATTGTCCGTGCCCGCCTCTGTCGTGCAGTGAATGCTGATCAGGCCCGCCCATGCTCCCGATCCTGAAGTCTTGATGGACGCCACGGAAAAGACCCCGCCCGAGCCGTGCAGAACGCGCAGGATATCGGCCCCGGTTGAGGTGCGCAGGACGACGATGGACTGGCAGCGGCGGCTTGGCCCCGTGTCGCCGACGTCGTGAAAGACGTGCTGTGTGCCAATCACACAACCCCAGCCGACCGGGATCGCCCCGTTCAACAGCAGGTTGGCGGAGCCGACGAGACGCGGAACGATCTCCGGCCGCGCCCACCAGAAGTCAGGCAGAAAGATCTCCCGCGCGGTCGCGACGGAATAGGCCGACACTGACACGGGATCGAACTGGTCCACGATCAGCCACCCGCCAAACTCGAATGTCCCTGCGCCACCGCAGCGAAAGCGCAGGCGTGACAGGCCGAAAGGCAGTTCCGCGACATACAGGTGATTTTCCGCCGGGCGTTCCGTCGTTGGGCTAGAGGCGACCCCGAAATTGACTTCCTTGCCGATCTCCGTCGCTGTGCCAGCGGTGCCGACATAGGCATAGGCCGGATTGCCACCCGCCACGACAGATCGGTCGGGCGAGACATAGACCGCGCGGCGCGCCCGGTCGCTCCATACCCAGATTTCATTTGCCACGTTGACGTTTCCGGTCGCGACCAGGCGCGCGGAAAAGCCCGCATGGTTGTTCATCAGGTCGTTGTAGCTGACGGCCACTTCAGCCGAATATGCGGCATTGTGCGGTCCAAGGCGCGACCCATGGGCGACCTCGATCACGCGATGCCGGAAGATCTCGCGCACGATGTACTGCGCCAACAGGATGTGGACAGTATCGTTGAAATGCGTGCCGTCCGTTTGCACATCCGCCAGCCGATACTGGTCCCTCCGATCCCGCTGCCACGCGGCAAGCATGGCATTGGTGTCCACCAGATCCACCCGCTGTTCGGCGGCCACCTCGCGCACCGCGTTCAGCAGCGCTGCCTGGATCAGCGGATTTGGCCGGAGCGGCGCGGCCGAAATCAGCCAGGGCGTCACCATGACCGGCACCCGACCGGACAGTCGCACCTGCCACAACAGCTCTGCATAACGCTGCTTGAACAGGTCAGGGTTCCAGACCGGTGCCGTGTCGGTCTTGATGTCGTTCAGCCCGAAACAGATGAACACGAACTGCGCACCCGGATAGGGCGTATCGACCGAGGGGCCGAAGTTGTCGCGCGCCCAATAGTCGATGATCTTCTTGCCGCCGGAACCCGCATTGAACGTCGTGACGGCCGCATTGCCCGTGATCACCCGCAGGATGGAGCCAAGCCGATTGGGCCAGTTGTTATATGCCTCGGTCACGCCATCGGTGCCCAGCACCGAACTGTCGCCGTAGCACACGATCCGCACGTCCTCGCCGTTCTGGGCCTGAAGACCAATCCGGGCCAGGGCACCGCGGTCATCCTGCGGCCAGTCAACGACCGCCAGTTTCACGGGTGTCGTTGCCGAAGTCTGCACCGAATGGTTGGTGGCGCCACTTCCCAGCACCCTGAAAACGGCGTTCTCTTTCCGGGTCAGGATCAGATTGCCTGAATTGACCCGGCCGGGACCGGTTCCCGCGTAGGTCAGAGCAGTATCAGCGCGCAAGGCGGCGATGTCGTCAAACCACAGCCCATCGTACAATGCCGCCTGTGCTGCGGATGCCGCAGCAGCCTGGGCCGCTGCGGTTGCGATGGCACCGTTCGTTTGCGCGCCGGCTATATCAGCCGCATCGGGGCCCAGATCGATGCCTTGTCCATCGGATGCCCACATCAGCACCCGCCCGGGTTGCGGCGTTCCCGGTCGCAGCGGCACATCGGCGCGCACAGTGGTTTGCATTTCAGCGGTCAGCTCCTGCACGCGCATCACCGTGGCGTCCAGTTGCCGTTCCAGCCCGCGTTCGCGATACCCCAGAATGCCCTGCCATCCCTGTTCGATCGGGGTCTGCCGGCTGATGATCAGACTGCCGCCCTCATGCAGCGCGGCGGCTGCGGGCGTCAGGGTCAGTGTCCCGTCCGAAGCCGAAGTGATCGGGTCGACCACATAGTCAGCAGGGCCAAGAACGATGCGCTCCCCGTCATTGACCACAACTGCAATGACCCCGCCTTCCATGTAGGGCCACGGGATATCGTAGGATGCGCCGATCACGATCGTCGCGGGGGATGCTGCCTCGAAAGCTTCAACAGTCATTCTGTCCGTCCGCATGGAATACGATTGGCAGACAGAAGACGAAGGCAGCGGATCAGGGGCTCCGCTGCGCTGGCTTGCACACTATCACGGGGTATTTCCGAACGCATTACCTAAATCTGGTAGCCTGCCGGGCAAAGCCTCGCCCGGCGTCCACCAGGGGGAGTTTCCGAACTCCTTCTGCTGGCGCTTGATCCGCCGCCGCATCAGCGTCTCGGCCTCGGGATCAAGGAACTGGCTCAGGTTCTCCATGACCAGCCGGGAGTAGGCTGTCCGCGCGTACCACGACGAAGACAGGAACGGAGTGTATCGCTGCGCCAGCCCGGCAACATCCCGGCCCAGATGCGTATCCTCGCCCTTGACAAGTGCATTCACGTTCGTGGCGACCGGCGAAATCAGATCGCCAAGGAAGCTGATCGATGGGCCTGCGACAGTGGATCCCAGGCCGCCGCCCATGCGGTTCTGTTCGGATGCGAAGAAATCGCCGAAGATCCCAAGGCCACCCCCCTGGAACAGGGCGGCCCACCAGAACTTGCCCTCGGTCATCGGGCGCGGATCGTTCCCCTTTGCCAGCTCCTTCAGCTGCACGGCGACGGCGCCGAGGACGATCAGCATGCCGCTGACCTTGGCGGCATACTTCGCCTTGTTCCAGCGCCCCTCGATCTGCGCAAATCGACGGTATTGGTTCAGCATCAGCGACAGGGCAAAGCTCTTGTATGTGAAGCTCGATCGCAGCAGCTCGCCCGGGATCGTGCCGGGTGCGGCCGCGCCCTGCATCCGGGCGCGGCCTTCGATGCTGGCCGTGGGCACTGCGAATTCCAGCTGCTCCTGGATCAATGCCTGCACGCGCATGGCCAGCCCCTCGGCCTCGACGCGCGGCATCGCGGTCTGATGCTCTAGCCAGTAGATCGGGCTGATGAAATCCGCGCCGTTCGGGGCGGTGAAGCGCGCAGCCGGATCGCGCAGCGCGTTCCAGTCATGCCCGGTGATCCCCCGTGCCTCGAAGGCGCGGCGCAGTTGGTCGGGCAGCATGTGATAGGGCAGGTCGGCATGATCTGCCATGTGGCCTGCGAACTCCATCTGGAATGCGATCTTGCGCATGTCGGTGATGAAACTGAGGCCCGTGGCACGCAGGGTAAACCCCGCCAGCCGCTCGGGGATGCCATTGCCAAAGATCTGCCCGAACCAGCGCGCGGATCCGCCGCCGGCATCGGCCAGCGCCTCGGCCACATATCCCATGCGCGCGGCGGTCTGGCGGGTTGCCTGACTGGCCATCAGCTCGACCGATCGGCCCATGACGTTCCGGGCATTCATGCCCATGTGCTGCGCGGCCGCCGTGATCGTCGCCACATCGGTGACAGAGGATAGAACCGCGCTGCCCAGCTGGGCCGATGTCAGCACCGCCCGGGTGCCCGCGAAGAACCGCGCCATGGCGATATTCTCGGGCACATTCGCGGCGCCATCCATATGGGCCATCATGGTCAGGGCCAGCTTCGCCTGCTTGCCCACCGCCTCTTGCAGCGCCGCATCGCGGGCATCGGCCGCACGCTTGGTGGCAACCTGCGTCGCAAACTCCAGCCCCATGCGTGGGTTCGGTCCCAGCACGCGCATCATCGCCACGTCGCGTGCCAACCCGTTCAGCCCGTTCATCATGGCCGAAAAGGGATCGGATGCGCCGAAGTCGCGGTTATATTCCAGCCAGGCGCTGCCATCGCGGAAATGCAGGACGCGGTGTTCCGCGCGCTGGTTGTAAAGGGCCTTGCCGCCCATCGTCATGCCAGGGTCCCGGGTGTCCCATCCACGCGTGACGATACCGTCATAGACATCGCGCAGGAACCGATCGACATCCGCCCGCGCCGGGATCTGCCCCGGGGCGCTGGCAAAGGGCTTGCCTGTGGAAAGGTCAGGGATGCGGTCCCAGGCCAGCAGCCCGTGCACGCGCTCTGCCCAGGCGTCAAAGCCTGCCTTGCGCAGCTGGCCGCTGTCATGGGTATGGGGCACGCCGTAGTCGGCCAGGTCGCCGATGTTGCCACCATGCGCGTTGAACAATCGGCGCATGCGCTGCTGCACCGTGCGCACCGCGCCCGCCAACCCCTTGGCGACGGTATCGCCGGTGGCCTCTCCATGCAGCTCGCGGATCAGCTTTTCCAGAAGTGCTGCATCGCGGCTTGATCCCACGACATTCAGCCCGACCTTCTGCAGCACCTCGTTCAGCCCTGCAGCGATGCTGGTCTGATAGGCCTCCATGATCGATCGGACGCTTTCGCCCTTCCAGCCAGATCCTTCGGAATACTCCAGAAGGTTGCGCAGGGCGACAGCCGGGTCCGGCGCGCGGCTGATCTGCTGCTGGATGCGGCGCATCGTCTGCAGTTGATTGATGACCTTGTGCCGACGCTGCACCGTCGCGGCCTTCGATGCGGCCTTGATGTCGGCCGCCGCAGCCGCCTTGGCCTGCGCATCGCCCATGGTTGTACGGTAGCGCTCCACCAGCTGTTCGTATTGGTTCAGCACAGCCACGCCGCGCTGCCGGTCCAGCTCGCCAAAGTCCATCGCGCGCGTGATGCAGTCCGCCATATTGGTCATTGAACGCCTCCTGTCGGGATGATGCCGCACGCCTGCACGACAGCATCGGCCGCCGCGTCGGCGTCCAGATCGTCCAGCATCTCGCGGGCGGTATAGGTGGTGCCGTCGACGTTGATCTCCAGATCCGCGAATTCCTCGCGCAGTTTCTGCAGCTCGACCGCGACGGGATCGGGGGCGGGCGCTTGATCCGGGTGCGGATCGGCGCCATCTTTGGCGTGACCGGTCGGGGATGGAGCCCGTTCCTCGCCAAGCCCAGTGTCCCGGAACGCTTCCCGCTGGGGCCGGTCGCCGCCGTCTTGAATGGCGGCGCTGTCTGCATTATCTTTTTGTTGCAGGGGTGCGGAAGGGGAAGAGCCGTCCGGCAATTCTGTGGTCCTCCCCATACTACGACCACTGTTCCCCTGCGCTTCGACAGCCTCCAGCTCCGCCCGCATCGCCGCATCCGCCGCATCGGCCTCGGGGCTGGCCGCGCCTTGGTCAAAGCCCTGATCAGGCAGGGCCGCGGGCTCGCGGGCCGCAGGCGTGGCATAGCCGCGCGCCGCGCCCATGTCCTGTGGCAGATCTCCGAAGGCAGCGCGGTCGATCGTGATCAGCACATCGCGCGGGCCGGGCGCGTCGAACATGCCACCCGTTGCACCGGCCTTGCGGGCCTCATCCGCGTAGCGCGTCAGGAAATTGGCAACTTCCTCGGCCGGGGCTGCGCGGCCGTTGCGCCAGAACTTCCTGACCAGCGCTGCGGTCAGCGGCGAAATTGCGCCCTCGATCAGATCGACCTCGTCCAGCAACTCGGCCACGGCCTTTGCGATCGGCACCTTCGTGCTGGCGGCCAGCTCGCGCGCGGCGGCGATCAGGCGCATCGCATCCAGCACATGCCCGCCGATGTCCATATCCGGGGAAACGCGCCCAGCCTCGATGTCGGCACGCAGGGCAGCCCAGCCGGGTGCTGCGGTTTCCAGTGCTTCCAGCAGGCTCTTCAGCTCGGCCGCATTGCCCTCGGTATAGCGCGCCAGAATATCGGGATCGGGCCAGGCGCGGGCAAACAAGGCCTCGCGCAGCTGCCGCTCGCCCAGGCTGTTCAACATGCCGCTGGCCTCGAACATCGCATTTCGCGCTGACCGGGGCAGGGCCGCAAGGGCAGACCGCACGAATTCGGCGTTACCCTCGGCACGGATCGGCTGCGCCGGATCCAGCCGCCCAAGGACTTCGGGCGTCATGGCGCGGCTGGACGTGCGCGCCACTTCGGTGGGTGTCATGACCGCAACGCCACTGTCCTGGGCGGCAACGGTAAACCGAACGCGATCTTCGCGGCTCAGCTCCGATTTGCGGCGGGCGACAAGAACCGGCCGCTGCACTCCCTCGGGCACGGCAAAGCCGGCCGCCTCGATCTGGGCCCGGTACTGCGCCGCGCGATCGGGGTGCTTTTCATAGGCGCGCAGGATGGCGCCATAGCGGCCGTTGCCGCTCTCGATCATGCCGTCCGGCCCGACAACGGGCGGTCCCCGGTCTGCCGTGGGCGATGGCATCAGCTGCGCGGGATCAAGTCGCGCGGCTGTGTCCGCGATCCAGGCATCCGATGTGATGCGGCTGCGATCGCGCGGCTGGAAGTCACCGCTGGCCCGGAACAGGCTGTCTGCGTCGACAATCTCGTAATCGACATCGATGCGGAATTCGTCGCCTGCTGCGACCTGGCCTGATCCGGTATAGCCCCGTGATGTGGGTCCGAGGTCGTCCGATCCTGCGACATAGCCGCCACGGTTTGGGTCCATCTTGGACCGCGCCCAAAGGTGCAAATCGTGGGCCGTGAATTGATCCAGACGCTTTCCATTGAAGCGAACGCCTTTGTTGTCCGCGATTTGCTTCGGGCTCATCAGTTGTGTGACTGGCGTTTCCGGCGCAGCTTTCAAAACCCGTATCGCGCCGGTGGGTCCGAGAAAGTGTGCCAGGTAGCGTTCGCCGGGGCCGACGGTTTCGATGCCGGCCGCCTTCATCGCGGCGGTATTTTCGCGCATGTAGGCCCGGGTAAGCTCGCGGCTGATGGCAGGATCGCGGCGAAGTTCTAGCACCTCTGCAGGCGTGCGCCCATCCAGCAGGTCAGGCCTGTGGGTGCGAACAACCTCCATCCATGTGCCGGCCAGAAATTGACCATGTCCGGTTGCGCTGCTGTTCGGGTTCACCGCATCCGAACGACCGCTGCTTTCTGCTCCGATCACGAGGTTCACTTCCTCGTCCTCGGTCAGCGGTGCAGTACGGCGAGCGCCTGTGGACGGCGCGGCCCTATATGCGGCGTCAGGGACAAAGTCCGTTATGCCAGCGCGACCCGCTTCGATCGCCTTGCCAAAATAGGGGTCCAGTGATCGGGCCTTGGTGTCCGGCCCCCAAGACGTGACGGATCCTCCGCCAACATGGACGCCCCACTCATAATGCCCAATTCCGGGAAATACCTTTGCCGCCTCGAAGAAGAAGCGGGCATACAGTTCCTTGTCTTCACCGGGGCGCACAGGCACGCCGTTGCGCGTCAGGACCAAGTCACCAGTATGGGAATGCCCAGTATGATCGACATCGTGTCGGGTTGATCCGGTGCGCTTCCCACCCGGCGTTCCAGCAGCGTCTTGTCCACCCGAAACGATGACCACCCCGATATCATCACCCAAGGGAGCGACGGCACCGCGCAGGCGACCCATGAAATCTTCACTGACCGGTTTGTCGCGGATCTTGCCTTCGGTCGAGACCACGACTTTCACATCATCGGGGGCACGGTTCGATCGGTTACGGCCAAGGATTGCCCCCATGGTCCCGGGCTCGGGCTCCGGTGCGGGATCTGACGGTCGCGCCTTTGGGCCGACCTTTTGCTGCACCGTTTCGTCGCCGCGCAACCTTGCCTCGGCCTCATCGATCTGGATTTCTGCCTCCAGCTCGTCACCCTCGCGCGCGGCCGCGCGGATGCCATCGCGATGACCACGAAACAGGCTGACCGCCTTGCCGATGCCCAGCAGGCCCGCCGTCAGGCCGCCGCCAAGCATGGCACCCAAACCGATGCGCGAAACTGCATCCGGCTTGTCGATGCCCAGTTCTTCCGACACTTCTGTTTCGCGGGGCAGGATCAGGGCTTCGCCCGCGGCGCCGGCCAGTGCTTCGCGCGCGATCATCTTCCAGGCAGCGCCCGAACCGCCGCCAAGGGGCAGGGTCAACAGGCTGACCTGATCGGTCATCGCCCGGGCAGATGTGCCCAGGAACTCGGCCACCGCGCCGCCGTCCTGATCAAGGATCCGCTCGGCCGCTTCCAGCTCGGCTTTCCGCTCGTCGGTGATCCGGCTTTCCAGCCCTTCCTTGGTCAGGGGGAAGCCCGCAAACAGCTTTGCCGTTTCCGGGGTCATCTTCGCGATCGCGGCGGCTTCCTCCATCACGATCTCTTCGAACGTGGTCCAGCCGGTCGTGTTGTCGGCAAACTTGGTCCAGACGCGCGACTTCACATCCTGGGGCAGCAGATCGAACATCTGGTCTGCGACCTCGCGCCGCTTTCCGGCCGCATAGTCCCAGGCATCGGTTCGGATGGTCTCGGCCTGCCAGCCGGCGGCAAAGACATCGTCAAAGCCCGCATCCCTGTCGGGCGGCGCTGGCAGGCCGGTCTCGGCCTCTGGCAGGTCATCGGGCACCTCAAAGCGCGGGGCAGGTGCAGGTGGCGGCACGCTGGCATCGGCGCCGCTCAAGGCTAGCGTGCCGCCCAGGTCTTCGTCCTTCTGCGCGAAGTCGTTCACTTGCGGGCCTCTCGCATCAGTTCCTTCAGGGAAAACCGCCAGGCGCGACCGGCCGGATCATCGGCCTTGGGCACGGCGTAGACGCGGCCATTGCGCACTTGCGTCAGCTCGTAGATGTCGCTTTCGCCGACGCGGCGCAGCGACAGGTTCGACCAGGTCGCAGCCGGGTCTTTGCCAAGGTTCGGCACGGATCCGTCAATGCTGGCCGCCTTGAATGCGCGCAGGCGTTCCGGGGCAGCTGCGGCCTGATCGTCGGGCCAGCCATAGGCGTCTTCGCCCATGACGTTCATCTTGACGCGGCCCTGAAGGTGCCAGCCCAGGTTCTGCAGGGTCTGGTCAACATCATCGACCGAAACCCCGGCAGGCAGATAGACCGGTCGGCCGTTCACTTTCTGCAATCCCCCCACGGTCAGGCCGCCATTGGGATCGGCGCTGGCGCCCAGCACCCGCTGCACGGATGTCAGAAACAGCTCTTGCGCCTCCACGTCATCCATGAAGGGGATCCAGCTATCGGCGCCATCCGGGTTCACGCTGGCGGCACCATCGGCATAAAGCGCCCGCGCCGCGCCGATCAGTTCGGCCTTGATCTTGGGATCGGCATCGAATGCGCCGCCGGTCTGCGCATCAAAAATCGATGTCATCTGCTTTTCGCTGGGCAGGTTCACGGTGCCCAGCTGGGCCTTCTGCTGGCCGCGCAGGATGCTTTCGGCAAGGGCAGGGTTGCCCGTGGCAGCAAGCGCCCGGGTGGCGCGCACGAAAACCGGATCGGCCTCCAGCACACCGGCCAGCCGATCGATCTTGCCGCCGCCGGCCGCCAGAAGGCTGCGCGCCAGAACCAGCTTTGGCCCCGGATCGGCCTTGGGGTCCAACACGGTTTTCAGGCGGGCCTTCTCTTCGGCGCTGACGATAGCCTGCGTCCGCGTCCAGCCCTTTTCGGTTGCCACGCCGTCATAGCTGATGCGCGCGGCCAGACCTTCAGCAAAGGCTCCGGGGTTGGCCGGGTCGAAATCGGGCAGCGCCGGGGGCTTTTGCCCGGTCTGCTGGGCCAGCGCGATATAGTCGCTGTCCGCCTTGGCCGCCGCTTCGTCGCGCCATTTCCGCAGCACATTCACCCGCTCGGCTTCCCAGTCATGGGTCTTCGGGCGTGTCATCTCGGCGTCGATCGCGGCGTCCAGCTCGGCCACGGTCATCGACTGGATGCCGGGGGTTTCATCGCGCAGCGACTGGGCCGCCTGAGTTGCAGGCCACTTTGGATGCGCCCGAACCTCGGGATCCTTCAGATAGGCCTCATCGCTGACGGTAAAGCCCTGCGACATCAGCCCGCCCATTTCGTCCAGCCGCTTGCCGATGGCGTCGGACCGCGCCTTCGCGCCAGCCTCGGCATCCTTTGCCGCCGCCGCCGCGCGGCGGTCCACCTCGCGCTGTGCGCTGATCCGGTAGTCTGCAAGGCCGCTGCCCATGGCCGCCCATGGGCCGACGCCGCCTTCCGCGTCCGGGGTGGTCGCGGCAAGAAAGCCCTCGGGATCGTCCAGGATCATCTGCTTGGCGCGGGCGCTGTAGATGCTTTCGGACAGGGCTGCCTTTTCCTTTGCGGCCGTCTCGGGCGAAATGCTGCCTGCAGCCAGCCGGTCATCGATCGCCGCCGCGCCCATCTCGACATAGGCATCCAGCGTGTCAGGATCGGCCACCGCCGCGCGGGCAGTGACATCGGCCTGAAACTCGACATAAGCCGCCTCGCGCTGCGACTGGCGCAGGCCGATCGCCCGGTTGCCAAGCGCAAGGCCATGACGGTCGTTCAATTCGGTGAAGGCCAGATCCAGCTGTGCGGCCGTGTCTGCATCGTACCGCTGCTGGCCGTTCTCGTCCGGGCCCAGATACTTCGACCGGATCTCGGCCGATCGCTGCTGCCAGTTGGCATCGATCGCGTCCGGATCGCTCGACTGTTCGACCTCTTGCCGCGCCTGACCAAGATCGCGGGCAATGTCCAGCTGTGTGCGCCGCATGGTCAACTGCTGGCTCTGCTCGCGGAACTGCAGCTCGCGCGCCTGTATGCTGCGCCCCAGATCGGCCACGGCATCGCCGATGTCGGGGGTGGCCACGCGCACATCGGCAGAACGCCCGGCGATCACGCCGGCGGATGGAACCGTCAGGCTCATGCGGTGGCACCCCCACGATCAAAGCCGGGCCACAGGTCGGGCGATCCCTTCAGAACGCTGTCGGCCGCGCTGAAGGTGCCCTTAAGGAAAGAACTCACACCCTGCCAACGTGCAGCCTGCGCCTGGCTGTCCAGCTCGATCTGGCGGGCGCTGCCCTGGGCGCGGATCGCCTGACTGTCAAAGCTCATCTCCTGGGCGGCTGCCTGGCCAAGGGCAAGCGATGTCGGGCTGGACAGGTCAACCCCGCGCGCGGCCAGCTCGGCCCGCTGTTGGCTGATCTGCGCCATGTACTTCTTGCGGGTGCGCTGATCCTGCACGGCAGTCAGCTGCTTTTCGGTTTCGGCTTGCTGCTTGATCGCGGCTTCCTGCGCCTTTGCCGCCTGCATGCCCATGATCCCCTGCGCCACAGAACCGGCCACGGAAAGCGCAGTGCCGATGCCCGAGAACGCCCCGGCACCGGCGGCGGCTGCCCCGGCACCAGCTGCTGCCGCTCCGGCGCCTGCCGCTGCCGCGCCGCCACCCATGCCAAGTACACCCAGTATCGTTGGCCCACACATTAGCGTCCTGCCTCCTCAACAACGGGGACGATGGAAGTGATCGTGACCGGCGCACCGCTGAAGGGGCGCACCACGACCTGCAATTCGCGCGCGGTACCGGACACGCCGCCGGTGTTGACGACGCCCGAGATCACCTCGGTCAGCGGGGCCGCGACCGGCATCTGGATCAAGGGCCGCTCGCGCAGCTCGGTCCGGCGCTGCGGCTCGACCTCGACCACAGCGGTGCGGGCCTGCGCCGTCCGGGCAAAGCTGACCGCGATATCCTTCAGCCGCTTCTGACGCCCGGTGGTATCGCCGTTCGGGCTCGCGGCCTGCACATCAAGCGTGATCAGCTCATGCGTCGCATCGAAAAGACCGACCCAGGCATGGGTGACCGCGCCGGGCAGCTGCACCGTGCCCCCCGGCGATGACACGACCAGATCCGGAAAGGCGCCCTCATTGCTCCAGACATGCACGGTCTTGCCTGCCAAGTGCGGAACCGAGATTTCCGACACGGGCGTTTCGACCGAGACGCGCAGCGCAGCAAACAGGTGGTTCGCTTCATGCGCTTCGGCGTCCGGGTCCATGGCCGTGAAGGGCAGGGACATTTCCTCGACAAAACGCCGGGTCTGCCCATCGATCACGCGGCGCACGATCATCATCACCACGTCCATCGATCCCGTCACATCGGGCACCACGGCCATGGCCTCGACCACGCCACCGGCCACTGGCACCACGGACCAGCCCAGGACCTCTTCGGCCGGGTCATAGATCATTGCGGCCAGATTGCCCGATGCCTGCCTGACCCAGGCGGTGGGCTCGGGTGAGGATTGCCAGACAAGATCCTGAAATCTGTCACTGCCGATATGCTGGGCGGGGCGCGACAGGCTTGATCCCCGGGTGCGATCTTCCTGCAAAGTGAACTTCTGCAGCATCAGCCGCCGCTCGTCCCGCGTGATGAAGATCGGATCGCCGTCCGGGCAGATCGGCCGCCCGCCGTTCGATCCTGCCGATCCGATGGTCTCAAACACGGCAGTCGTCGGGCCGATCGCCTGGGCGCGGCTTTCGCTGCGGGTCGCGAATTCCTCGCCCAGGGCGAAGATGTGCAGGCCCGCCGCGCCGCGCTTCAGGTTCAGGATCCGGTTGATCGAAGACGTGCCCGCGATGGTGTAGGCAAAGGGATCATCCGCCTCGATCCCGTCCAGGAAATCGGCATAGGACCCGACCCGGGAAAACCAGATGGTGCGCGGTTCGCGGGTCGATGACGCGGCCACAAGGCGCTGATCGAACAACTCGATCGCGGATGGATAGCCATGACGCGCCGACCACGCCCCTTCGGACCAGCGATAGGTCGATGATGCGACGACAGACGAAGGCAGCCGCTTGACAACCTGCGCGACTGCCACCGTATCCGATGTGATGCTCGTGATGCGCAGCACGCCGACGCGGTCGGAGATAAAGCGCCAGACCTCGAATTCGCCAGTGCGGGAGTCCCCGCTGCTGTGGATAGGTGGATTTTGCCCGGTGTTTGTGCCCTCGATCAGCTCGTAGGTTTTGCCATCGTAGATGCACCTCTCGCCGACCGCCCAGTCCGTGTTCGACACCCAAAGCGCGACATCGGTTTCATCGGTGGGCGTCAGTCGGATCAGCGAACCGACATGGTCGGCTGTGAAGAACGACCAGGACGCGGTCAGGGTGATGCTGCCGGTCTCACCGCTGGCTTGCAGGGTGCGGCTGGTGACCGTGTTCTGCACGCGAAACGGGCCGCGGTTCAGCTCCTGATCCTCGATCGTCCAGCTGTCCAGGGCAAGACGCGACAGGCGCTTCATGGGATGCGCCCCGTCCACCAGATAGATCACATCCGCAGATTGCACCCATTGCAGGTTCGGCAGATCTTCTGCGCCATAGGGCGTGGCCAGCCGATAGGGCGATGTGCCGTCCATCACCAGCTCGCCATAGCGCCAGACCCGCATCCAGTTCGGCACGAATTCCAGGACCAGCGCGTCATTGGCCGCAAACTGGAAGGGGATCAGGATCCCGGCCGCATCGTTGCGGGTGCGCCCGCGATAGATCGTGCCCGGTGCGCGCGTGATACCGCCCTGCGGAAGGGGAAGAAAGCCCCGGCATTTGGCAAGCCCGGACTGGAACCGCAGGTAATCAGACCGGCGATGCAGCAGCGGGTCGATCTCGCCCGATGAAAATGACCGCTGGGCGGGGGACGTTCTGGTCACAGCCGCGCCTCCGTCGCCCAGTCACCCTGTTCGGCAAGCCCGTCATACCGGCCTTCCGATGCCGATCGGGCGTCCTCGCGCGAGGCTTCCTTCAGCGTGTTGCGCAGCTCATCCTTCAGCTCCTGCATGCGGGCCTCGGTCACAGACCAGCGCGCGCCCAGCACCACGGCCAGGCGCAGGGAAACAGCGGCCTGGAAGGCAGCAGGGGTTTTCGTCTCGTCCGTGATCTCGCCGGTGTAGCGCACATAAAGCGGCGCCGTCACATTGGCGCGCAGCCCGTCGCGGTCGATCCGCCACTTGACCGAAGCGTCACCCACTTCGCGGATCTTCACCACGTCGCCGGGAATGCCGAACAGATAGGGCAGGTCGGGATCGGGGAAGGGATCACTTTCCAGCGTTGAAAGGATGCGCCGTGTCGATGCGAAGGACCAGTCGGTCTTCTCCAGGCAGAATTGCATAGCCAGCGGGTACTGTTCGCGCGCGGCTTCCGCTTCCTCGCTTTCGTCTCCCAGGCTGCTGATGGGGCTGCGGCCGATCAGGCGCATGGTCTGCGCCACGATTGCGGAATTGGCGGGGTTGAACTCCGGCATCGTGCTCTCCTGTCAGTGGAAAAAGGGGGCGAGGCCGCCCCCTTTCCTTGGCGTGTGGCCGGGTCTCAGCCCCGCCAGCGATAGGCGATCTCGACTTTCATGCTGCCTGCGCCGGTCGCGTTTGCGATGGCATGGGCGTAAAGGTCGATCATGCCGCCCGGATCATCCGCCAGGCCAAGTGCCTGCCACAGTGGCTGGCCATGCTTGGCGTCAAAGCGCGCGATCGGGTTCACCACGTTGCCGGCCGACTTCAGGACCGAGACCAGCGCGGCCGGGTTTCCGGCGGTGCCGATGCGGATGTCCGCAAAGCCCCAGTTCTGCACCTGGAAGCCGGTCAGGGCGTCCAGAACAGCGCAGGACGGCAGGCTGGCGATCTTGAATTTCGACCCCAGAAGGTCATCGGCGGCGTTGGTCAGGGTGGCGGTGACAAAGCGCAGAACGCCATTGGCCTTCGCGCTGTCGGGATCTGCGGACAGGATGTCCGACTTCTTGTTGGTGATGGGCATCACATGCCTCCTATAAGGTCACGATGAAGGGGGACGCCCGGCGCGCGGCCGGGCATCGGTTCATTCGGTGCAGGGGATGACCACCACGCCCGCATCCTCGCCGCGCACCGCGTCCAGGTTGGTGCGGACGCGGACGTAAGGAAGATCATCGGCATGGGTGTCGTTCCACATCTTGCCGTTGATCGGTTCCCATTCGCCGCCGATGATGTTGGCCTTCGACCAGATCGCGACCATGCGCTTGTTGGTCGCCGAACGGGGCACCCGGTTGGTCATGATCCAGTTGACGCCCATCAGCATGGTGGGCTTGCCGCTTTCCAGCTGCTTGACGTCAAAAGCGTTCAGGTTGGCATTGGTCGCGGCCGCGATGCGCAGCAGGTCCGACTTCTGGCGCGGCGTGATCAGGCCGAAAAGCGGGTCCAGATCGTTGTCGATCCCGAAGTCTGCCAGCTGAAGCAGCTCGACAGCCTCGATCAGCTTGTCCAGCGTCAGGCCGTTTGCGTCATCGGGCAGGTATTGACCGGCGGGCAGGGCGGTCCCGACAGAGTTGGGCGTCTTGCCTTCGCGTGCCAGGCCATAGATGCCGCCGCGCGTCACGGTGAAATCTGCGCCGACCTTCTCGATGCCCAGCAACTGGTCCATCTGGCCGCGCGTGACGGCGCCGGTGTGCGCCTTCACGAATACCGAAGTCGGGTCCGTCGCGGTGCGGAACTTGTCTTCGGTTTCGATGTACTGGCCCGACTTGATTTCGTTGGTCGGTTCATAGACCACCCAACGCCGCGAACCGGAAACCGGGTTTTCGGTATTGCTGCGGTTGCGGGCAGTGCCGCGCACATAGTCCACCTTGCCGACCAGGTCGCGGACGGATTGCGCTTCGCCATTGGCGGGCACGATGGTCACGGCCGGAAGCAGCGGGTTCTTCAGTTGCTGCGCGACCATTTCGACGCTTGCAGCATATTGCAGCTTGTGGTGCTGCTCGACGTTACCGGGATAGACGGGCATGAACCCCTCCTGTTTGAAAACCTACGATGATGTGTGAGTTTTCGGCCGGGGTGCCCGATCGCGATGCGGACCCATCCTCATGGGATCGCCCATGTCGCGGCGGTCTTTGCCAGCTGTCATCTGGACCCGGAAATGCGCAAAGCGCGCGCCGGGGTGCCCGTCAGTTGCTATCACATATTGATGCGCGGCAGGCTGTCAACACTACAGATAGGAAAAGGGCCTGCGAATATGCTCCGCAGACCCTTCCATGATACTCCCCGGATGCTCCCCGGACGCTACCGATCACGCTCCGGCCGGACGGCAAAGCCCTCCATGTCGCTCCGCACGTTCACGCGCATGTCCAGCAGGATGCCGTCCTCGCTGATCGCCCGGCCAAGCAAGCGGTTTGTCTCGGGACCGATCTCGACCTTCAGGGGCTCGAAGCCCCGCATCATCATGATTGCCCTGGCCTGGGCAATCTGCTGCAGCTCGTCGATGGCCATCCTGCGCGTCAGCCCCGTGCCATGACCTTCGCCAGCTGATCGATCTTCACCTTCAGCCGGGCCTGTGCAGCGCGATCGCCGGTCGCAACCGCCTTGTACCATTCGCCATCAGGTGAATGCAGCTTGTCGAACTCGGCCTTCGCATCGGCCGCCGACATCATGCCGCCGCTGCCTCGACCCAGAAGGGCATCCTCGCCCGCGAGCTCACCGACCGCGTTGAACAGCCGGATCACGCGGGCATCGCCTACCTTTTCGCTTAGCAACTGGCTGACGCCGTCAAGGCCCTCGGCACTCAGCCCGGCCTTCTCGGCCAGAAGTGCGGCGCCCTGTTTCGCGCGGGCGGTCACCGCATGCACCTGGTCGCCGAAGTCGCGGGTCAACTCGGTCATCAGATCCGTCTTTGCCTTGGCAAGGCCTTCGGCGCTGGCGGTCTCCAGCCCTTTCACATGCTCGGCGAACAGCGCGACATAGGCTTTGTGCACCTCGGGCGGCGCGCCCATGTCGAATGCCAGCTGGCGCGCGCGGGCCTCCAGGTTGCTATCCCAGGGCAGATCCTTGGGCCAGTCTTCGGGTGGCGCGGCGGTGTAGCCTTCGGCGGTCTCGGGCAGGCCAAGGGCGGCGCCATTGGCTTTGGCCCATTCCGCATAGGGCTGATCCTTGGCCGGGCGGTCCATGATGCTGTCCAGTCCCTTGCCGATGCGCTGCTCGGCCGATCGATGGCCTTTCACCAGCTTGGGCAGAACTTCGGCCGGGTCATCGACGGCAAGGCCCTTGGCCGACAGCCATTCACGTTCCTCGGCGGAATAGCTCTCGCCTTCGAACCATTTGCCGGGCGGGTTCGCAGCAGCTGCCGCCGCTGCAGCCGCAGCTGCTGCATCGCCACCTGCGGCGCCTTCATTGGCAACATCGAACAGGGGCAGGCGCAGAACGCGGGGAAACAGGAAGTTACGCATCGGGGTCATCCATCATCTGGTTGAGCTGGTAGGGGGAAAGCCCGGCAACCGACAAAAGCTGCAGGGCGAAATCGCGGCGGCCAGCCTCGTAGGCCAGTTGCTCGACACTTGGGGGGCCGTCACGGGGCGGCGACAGCGTCAGCACACCGCCCAGACGGATCAGATCTTCCGCAAGGGCAGGCTGGGCAGCGACGGCTTTGTGCCACCGCTGGATGCAGTCGCGCTCCACGCTGCGCGGTGTGCCCGGGCGGAACACGGTCGCAAAGATTGCCAGACGGTTCCAGATCATGCCGGGGCACCGCCGGCCAACGCGGCCTCGGCGCCAGCGGCATCCTTCAGCGCGCCTGCGCCCAGCTTGGCCATCTGCGCCATCTGGGCTGCTTGCTGCATCTGCTGGCGGTTTCCGGCCAGCTCGTCCGCCGCGTCGCGCGACCGCAGGATGCGGGCAGGGGCGCCGCGCGCGTCCATCAGCGTTTCCAGCAGCCCGTCCGTATCGAGACGGTCGCCTAGCCGGGCAGCGGCCTCCGGTGAAATGCTGGCCAGCGGGGTGATATCCTGCAGAACGCGCAGGGTGGCGTTGCCCTCCACACTCCGCTGGGCGGCCGCTGCGGCGCTGTCGTATTCAACCCGCAGCTCTGCGCCTTCCATTTCCTTCGGCGGTGGCCTGATCTGACCGGCCCGCCACAATAGGGCAAAGCGGCGCGCGATCTTGGGGGCAAGGAACTCTTCCTGCACACGCCCCTGATGCGGGGCCCAGAGGCGCTGGCGCTCTTCGGTGATCGCCATGACTTCGGTGGCGGTCATGCCGGTGCGGCCTGCCAGCTGCATCAGCGTGTAGTGGAACGCGTCGCGGACCTCTTCCAGCTTCGCCTGCCGTTCCTGCAGGGTCAGGTTCAAACCACCGGCCATCTGCAGGGGCTGCAGCAGGGCGTTGCCGCGCACGGGATCGACCGCGCCATAGACCACTTCGCCCGGGCGGATGCGGCCGTTCAGCGGAAAGTCCTGCCGATCGGGGGCCAGAAGTGTCGGATCAGCCGCCCGCTGCGCCGCGCGGACCGTGGCGTCTTCCATCCGCTGCAGGATCCGGGCCGAGGGAAGGGCCGTGAAACCGGGGCCAAGGCCGCAGGTCTGGCCCGCATCCACCTGCCAGCGCGGCACGAAGAAGGGCATCTCCATGTATCCGCTTTCGCTGATGATGCAGCCTTCCACCTCGCAGCAATAGCGGCTCAACCACGGCTTGCCCTTCACGCCCAGCTTGTAGAACGGCCGCCATTCGGCGTTCTTGAAGGCGTGGTGATAGAAGGCATGTTTCGCGGTATCGCCCTTCTCGGCAAGCTCCACGATCTTGGCAGGCAGATCCTTGCCCTTGAACAGCGACATGGCCTGCGCCGGCGTCAGCATGAACCGCCGCACGATCTCGACCACGCGGCCATAGCCGTCGATCTCCCAGACGACTTCGGCAAGGCTCAGCGCCGGATCGAGGATCTTGCGTTCGGCCTGGTCGACCTCGTCATACTGGACGGCATTTCCAAAGCTCGACAGATCGCCAAAGGTCTGGATCGCGGCGGAATAGAACGGGCTGACGCTTGGCCCGAAACTCGCCAGCACCCTGTCGGTCACATGGTCGAGCCACATCCGGCCCTCGTGCCAGGTGTTCAGATCGTTGTTGTTGGTACGGAACCCGAACCAGCGATTTGCCGGGTTGGTCAGGGTGCCGTAAAGACCGGCCGCGAAATTGTCATTGGCATGGATCGGGGCCGAAGACAGCGGCTTGTCGATCGTCCGGCCGCCGGGATCTCCGGTGCGGAACCCGCCACGGCCGGGACGCATCAACCGTGCGATATCCTCCCAAAGCTGTTCGTGTTCTGACCGCGCGGTCTTCATCTCGTTCCAGCGGCGTTCGGCCAGCTCGAACCTTGGATCTTTCACCAGGCTGGACATCACGCGGTCCCGCCCAGCTTTGGCGTTGCGGGAATGCCGTTCGGCCCGGTCAGGATATCGGCCGCAGCACCGGCGCGGCGCTTGCGCAGGCGGGCTTCCATGTCAGCTTGTTGCTGGGCTTCGCCGTTGTCATAGGCCGCGACCTGCGGCTTCTGCACCTTTGGCGTCTTCATGAAACACATTTGCAGGGGCTCCTATTTCTGGTTTTGGCAGACAGAAACAGGGCGCGGGTGACGGTCGGTCACCAGCCAGGCCCATTGTCGGAAAGTCACACCTCCGGTCAAGCCGAAACCGCGCATGTCGCATTCGCGGACAAAGCCGATGCTACGCAGCAACCCCGAAGCGGTCGGATGGTCTGCCCAGCTCCGCGCTTCGATCCGGTGCACTCCCTTGCCGTCGATGAAGGTGGGAAGCTCGCTCCGGATCCGCACCGCCAGGCGTGCCAGTGGCACCCTGAAGGCGGCATGATCCCGCGCCAGAAGAACGGCACCGGCAACGCCGGCCTGCCCCGTGTGGGACAGGCCGAAAATTGCAAAGGGCGTCTCGCCCGTGATCGCCACGAAGGAAGCGATGCGAAACCCCTGCATGGCCCGCCAGTCCGCCCAGATTGCCAGCGGGGTCGAGGCGCTGCCCCGCACAAGCTCGCACTCCAGATGGTCGGCGGGATCCAGTCGATCGATCACCGCCTTCGCGGCCAGATCCTCATAGGGCAAGACGCGCAGCATCATTTGCCCTCAAGCGCCCGCAGGTAGATCTCAAGGACCGCCTCTTCCTCGGCGATGTCATCCGCCCGGCGCTTCCTCCGGGCGATGATCATGCGCATGACCTTGGTGTCATAGCCCCGGGCCTTGGCCTCGGCGAACAGTTCCTTCTCCTGTTCGGCGATGTCGCGCTTCTCGGCCGCCAGCTGCTCGGCCCGCTCGATGAAGCTCTTCAGCTCGTCTGCGGTGACGATGTAGGGATCAGACATTAGCCAGCTCCGCAATCGCCTGCCGCGCCGCCATGCACCAGTTGGTCAGCAACAGGCCCTCGTCCTCGCTGACCGCCTCGGCGCGCACCCCCGCCAGGGTGACGGTCTGGC